AGAAGTTCCCTGAGATCATCAGCGGGAACATCAAGGCGAAAGTCCCCCGCCTCGGGCACGGGCTTGACCGTACGTCGAAAGCCGAACTTCATCTTCACGTCGTCGAGCGGCGGGTAGTCCTCTGCCTTGTATAGCCCTTGCAGCGCCTGTGGTGCCTCGGCCACCAGCCTCGGGTACTCGATGTAGAAGTTGTTGCACAACGTATCAAACGTCTGCTCGAACGCATTCATCGTAGTCTTGTAATCCATAAACAACCGGGTCGGCAATAGGCGCTCACCCTTGTCGGCCCACGGCAGCGTGTGCTGGTTGTGATAGAGCCGGATGCGGGCCGCGAACTTCTCGATGTCTTTGCGTAGCGACGTACCTGCAAACAGGTTCTTCTTGGTCTGCGATGCGCCATGCACCGCACCTGCGTCGGCATTGACCTTGTCGGTCACCTCCCGGTCGATCTTGGACGCGGGCCACACACTGATGTTCAGTTCTACTAACACTGCTGATGCGCTGATACTCATTTCAGTTCTCCGTCTTTATGCTTACTTCCATTGGCACATGCCTACCAGTAAGGCCAGCCATCGTTTGCAGGATTGCATGGTCGTCACTCTGCGCGGCAATCACCCATGATTGGTTGCGCCCTCGATTCTTGGCGATACCAACGAAGTCGTACCATCTGCGCTCGACAACAATGAAGTTACCGAATTTGCCACGCAGGAGCATGTACTTGCTTTTCCGCTTCGCCATGTGGGTGCCCCCTAACAAAGTTACTTCTTCTCGGGCTTGCCAGCCAGCTTCGCCATGTTGAACAGGTCGGGGCTGATCAACTCCATCGTGATCTTGTTGTCCACGGGGTACGCATGAAACGTAGTCATCCCCTCCTTGTAGTGCTCCTTCCACGCGTGTGACTTGGAAAGAATCTCGGCAACCGTCACTGCGTCGTGCACCGACAGCGCGAAGCACGAATCCCAACCTAACTTCAATACCATCATGTCCGTCTCCTTAATCAATGTGGATTGTTTTACCGTTGCCAGCGACAGTTCCTTTGTCACCTTTAACGATGCACCAAAGAACCGGAGCAGGCCAGTCACTTCCCCAATCGCCGCCAACATGCCCATCGGTGAGAACAACCACGCACTCGGGCTGGATGTTCTTGTCTTTGAGGTAACGCGATACACAGGACGGCGCAGTTCCACCACCACCCTTGGGCTTGGTTGTGCTAACAATGTTAGACCCGCCATCGTCGTACTCCTCGTGCGCTGCCACTTCACTGTCCCAATAGATCAGGTCGATCTTCTCGGGGCTGACCTCCTCGGCGATACCCTTGACCTCGGACAAGAAGTCCGTTAGCTCAACCATGCCAATGGAGCCTGACGTATCCACAGCAATCACGATGCGACCCACACGCTCACCGATCATGCTGGGCATGTAGTACCCACCCGAGAGCATGCGTCGGTTCACGCGCCGCCAGCTCGATGCGTCTTTGTTGCGGCACACCGACTTGACGAACTCGCGCAGCACCTCGCGCCAATTGATCTTGGGCTGCATCATCTCGGCAAGCTCACGGCTCATGCCACCTGCGTCCGTACCCGCAATCTTTGCGTGTGCCATGAGTCCCTGTCGGATGGCTTGGTCAACCTCGCGCTCCAACGTGCGCTTGTCTTCCTCGCTCATCTGGCCGGCACCATCCCAGTCGTGTTCGTCGAACCCATCGCCGGGTTCGTTACCACCACCGCCTCCCTCGCCACCCGCTTCCTGCTCCTGCTTGAGGATGTCGAACACCTGCTTGGCGTTCAGGCCACGGAACCGCTCGTCGATAAACCCCATCGGCTTGCCACGCTGTGGCCCATCGCGCCACACGGGCATCTGCACAGTGCGCCCCAGCGGGTCGAGGTCCTTGAGTCCGAGGTTGATCACGTAGTCACACGCCCGGTTCGCCAGTGTGTGATCCTCGTCGTACAGCTTGCGCCACGTGGTCAGGTGTCGATACATCTTGTGCGCACACTCGTGGGCCACTACGAAGTTCAACTCCTTCTCCTGCAGGTCCCTGACGAACTTGCGCCCGTAGCGCTCGTCACGCCCGTCGGTGCATGCCGTGTTCACCTTGTCGTCCACAGTGGTACGGCCCACCATCATGATCCCCTGCAGCAGCGCGAACTTGTAGTCGCGCATCAGGCTGATCTTGGATTTCTGTAGCTTGCGTTCCTCTAACATTGTTAGCTCCTTGTCTTACAGCAGGTCTTGGTTCTTGGCAACCCAGTCGGCGAACGCCTTGCAGCTGAACGCGATACCTTGTTTGCTCGAAGTCTTGGCGATGTTGATCGCGAACACGGCTTGCCACTCGGCATCGAAGCGACTGAGGTACTGCATGAACGGCGTGATGCTGTGCTTGTCCACACGTGCAATCGCACCGAACACAGTGATGGCACACGCACCGGGGCTGGTCGGCACCTTGGTCGAGTCGGGGAACTTGATCTGCTGCTCCCACGTCGGTAGCTGGTCCGAGAACTCGATGTACGCCTGCATATCACGGGCGGCTGCTTCACCCACTGCACCCGTAAGCGCAGCGATTACTGCGTCGGCGTCGTTGATCTTGCGGGTCCTAACAATGTTAGAAGCAGTCTCCAACGAACGCGGCGAAACAAACGATGCTTGCGGCTTGCGCGGGTTGTAGATGTACGGGTTGTCGTTCTGCGCTGCGTCGGTATACGAAGCGAGGGCGTGGGGGAACTGATTGATCCACGCGCACACCTCCGGCTCGATGTTGTTCTCCACCGCCCAGCCTAGCCATTCCTCAGCAGTCGGTTTGCTCACAGTCACGGGCACGATGCGGTTGATGCTGTGCGCCTTGAGCGAGTCGCCCACCCCGTCGGTAGTGAGGTTGCCCGTCATGAACACCACCACATCATCGTGCAGGCTGATGTCACCGAGGCGCGGGTTCGCCTTCTCAAGCATGGGGTGCAGCATGTTCTTCACCGGGTCCGCGCCTTTGCTGAACTCGTCGAGCATGATCACCAGCGGCTTGCCCTCGTGCACCTTGAAGCGGGCGTTCGGGTAGTAGCGGGTGGTCTTGGTCTCGTGGTCAATCACCGGCATTGCAATGTCACCGAGGTCCATGTTGGGCACGTCGATGTACGCGTAGTCGTACCCCAGCTGCGATGCGATGGCCTTGAGCAGCGAGGATTTGCCGATGCCCGGTTCGCCGCGCAGCATGAAGCGGGTGGTGGGGTTGCTTGCAATCAGGGTTGCAGCTTGCTTGAGCGTGATGCTCTTACCGAATTGGATCTCTGCCATCTCTAACTCCTTCTGATGTATGACCTAACTATGTTAGGCGGGGGGTTGGTGGGGTACGTTGAACGATTTCCCACCATCTGTATATTGTACCACTACTCCTTGACAATGTCAAGCACTTTTGTCCCTACGCCAGACAAGATCGAACACAGTCGGATAGAACTCACCGCCCTGCACCCAGACCCTGCCCGTCGAGCTAGGCTTGTGCGGTGGTGTGCCTCCCATGACTGTGTCGGCCTCGCCTCGAAAGTCGAGGACCACTTCACCTTCCACGACAGTCTTGCCCGTACGTGCATGGCACAGAACCCAGCCGTCTTTCACAATCTCTTCGTTCATTGCGTTTCTCCTTCGTAAATCCATCCGTTGTACGTACGCGAGGGCAGCTTGCCTCGGGGTAACTTTGTTAGGGTCAGCACTTGTTTGGCATGCGCCATCAGCAGCCCGCTCTTGAACAACCCAAGCGTGGTCGCAGTCGGCGACACCGGGAAGTCTTGGAGTAGGGGGTTTTGCTTTATCGCTCGACCACCCACCATCAACGCCAACGCCACCTTGTAGTAGTTCTCGGTCTTGGTCTGCTCAGGCTGGTCCGGGTCGATCATCTGCAGCATCAGTGCTTCCTGCTTTGCGCGTACCTCGTAGTCGTCGCCCGCGTACCCCTGAACTCTCGTCCCCGAGCGCAGCGGTTGCCCGATTGCATGCAGCGTAAACAGGCGCTTGCCTTCCTCGTCGTACCCCAGCGCCTGCTCGATCTCGCTGTAGTTCACCATGATCTGGTCGTACTCGTGGTTGATTTGCAAGGGTGAGTTGGCAGGGACTGCGCGCAAGCCCACCGAGACCCTCTGTGTGCGCAGTTTCAACAGGCCAGCGAAGTAGTCGGTGAACTCCTTGTACTTGCGCCTAACATTGTTAGCTGCCTTGCGGTCCATCGCGTATTGGTAGTGCTCTGCCACGTCACCGGCGAACACCAGCGCCCCGTCCACGTTGCGCAGCCGAGCCACAGCAGTAGGTAGGTCGTACGCCCCACCCAAAAGAGCCACGTCTTGACCCGCCCGCACCTGTGTCCAGTACGGCGCGTAGCGACTGGCTTGGATGCCCAGCGCCTGACTAATGAACGTGTGCGTAGTCATAGTCGCGTACCCTGCGGTGCGAACTTCGATGATCCCCGACCCCTCGGCATCGTCCGGCAGGAACGTAACAACAGGCGTTTTGTACGCAATGAACTCCACCGCGTTGTCTGCCCGCATCCTCATCCAGAACGCATCGTGGTCGCGCCGCCGTCCAAGGGGTCGACGCTCAGGGATACGCCCACGGATCGGCTTGGTCTGTTCAAAGTGCGCAAGCGCCGCCTTGTAGCTGGTTATGCGCGGTACATTAAAAACTGATCGGTGTCCCATAAATACCTCCTAGTTTGTCAGTGCGTATGCTTTGATACGCTTTAGCGTCGGAAACCTAGCTGCGAACTTCTGCTTTGCCGCAGCCAGTGATTTGGCCTCGAACGTTTCGCACATCCAGCAGCCGAACCGATTAGAAAATCCGGTTACGTAATACCTGCATAACATTGTTAGAGGCCCTCCGGTATTTCAATTTCATCGCCCAGCTTGCTTGCCACATAGCAGCGCATGGCTGCGATCAGGGGTGTGGGGCCGCGTTCGCGTGTACGGTTTCCGTTTGCAAAGCGGAGGGTCGCGCTCCAATGCAGTTCGTTGTCTCTCTTTTCCACGCTGACCCACTCGCGCTCAATGATCGGGCCACCTTGCGCCCAATCGGTGGAGGGCTGCCAGTACGCGTTCCTCTCATCCACATCCATGCGGGTCAGTGTCTGTCCGCTGCGGTAGATGGGAGTTCCATTTGCTTCAGCCACCGCCCAACCCAGCGCGGCTCCGGTCAGTTCACTTGTCTTCAGTTTCATGCTTTGCTCCAGTTGTCCAGTTGTTTGGCGTACTGCGCGCGCTCGTGCTCCTCGCACATCTGCTGGTCGCGCTCCTCTTGTAGTTGCTGGTCGGCTGCGCTCCACAGCAGCTCTTCGGCTTCTTCCCATGTGTAGCCGTGGTCCATGAGTTTGTCGCGGTTGATGTTCATTGTGTACCCTTATTTGATGATGATCGCTACGCAGGTAGCTACAAGAAGGAACAGGAAGCACGCGCCTGCAGAGATGGTTTTCATGGTTTGGTTCTCCGGTTGTCTAACATTGTTAGGCCCGCAGGCTCTTCTGGTTAGTTTGTTTTAGGGTGAGTGAGGCGCTGGAGTTGCTGACGTATTGGTAATTACCCTTTGTGTACTCTTGGATAATGGTCCACGATGCGCGCTCGGCACGGGCACGATCTTCACCGCAGAACAGGCAGGTGCGGTAGCCGAGGGACCAGCGCGAGGAGGCAACGTCGTCGCCGCAGTCGGTGCATTCTTTCCAGTCATTCATCTCATACCTCTAACATTGTTAGCCCGGATCGGTGGGCGGTGGCCGTGGTTGAATCTTCCCAACCAACTTATATTATACCACGATGTTATGTCATTGTCAACTGGATTTGTCTTGGGTGGGGACAAGAGTTGGGTAATGTTACGAAAGCAGGGGCAGGGGTGAGAGGGCGGGGGAAGGGGCAGAGTGTTACGAAAGTGCGGGGTGTGATGTGATGAAATTTTGTAACGCGCGGGGTGAACGTAACGCGGAAACGTAACGCGGGAATTCCTTTTAAATCAAGGAGTTAGGAGAGAAAAATTTGATAAAGTTAAAAAGTTAAAGAATTTTCAATATATGTATATGAGGCGAGCAATTTGCTGTGTGGTGCAAAATGCACTTGCGGCACTGCTCGACCTGCGCAAACCGCTATGCTCTTTCGTAAAATTGCGTAACATTTAACAATCTAGGATTGGCGCGGGTTTCCAGCCGTGCTGTACGTAACAACAGCCCGTTTTTTGTAACAACCTCAACTTTTTCCATAACATTGTTAGGGCTACCCCCGCCTCGGGAACTGGTATGCCGCCGGCCTACCCCCGCATCGGGAACTGGTATTCGGCCCCGGCGCGTGAACACTAAATGCACCATCAAATAGGGAATACCCTAACAATGTTATGGACGCAAAAAAGCCCGCACGGGGCGGGCTTGGGGTGGAGCGAGTCGGGTCAGCTCTGGGCTTGGCGATCCATCTCGGCATCCCAGAGAACATACGCTGCGACTGCGCAGACAACCAGTAGGGCGAATGCTTCGCCGATGCTGACTGTTCCAAAAGCGAGACTAGCGACTGTCAACGTCACGGCAACAATCAGCGCGACGAAACAAACTGAAAGCAAGGTCTTCATTTTGTGTGCTCCTAAAATGCCCCGGCTTGCGCCGGGGCTTGGGTGTTACTTGGTGATGGTGCCGGCGTCAACCCCGAGGGCAGACAGGGCAGACACGATACCGGTCAGCGCACCCTGCTGCTGGGTGGACAGGGATTCCTCGCGCTTGCAAGCCTTGTACAAGGTGATCAGGTCTTCAATCAGACGCAGCTGCAGGGACTTGCGGGGCTTGGGGCCGGGCTTACCTTCGCCTTCGCCTTCAATCGGCTCACCATCTTCGCCGACAGGCTTGGGGTTAGCGTGCGCATACCCTGCTTCACGCACCCGGGTCCACATGACCGAGGGGTTCGAGTGGCCGGCTGCTTTGAGCGCAGCGCGAAAGGCTTTCGCTTCGGCGAGCACCGGCTTGTCTGCTTCGCTCAGGCTATTGTGCTCGACCGAGTACCATCCAGCGGGCAGGAACTCGCACAGTGCCGCAGCGTATTCTTTGGTAGCACCATACTGACGCTTGAGGGCATCGCCGACTGCATTGCGCAGGCTAACAATGTTAGCGGGGGCCATCTCGATTTCAGCGGCGGGGGATGCGATTACTTTGGACATCTTCTAACCTTCTAATGATCCGGGTTTGTGGAGTATGCCGACTAGGATCATCGTCAGCATGGGTATATTATACCATAAAATAGCAGCAAACGCAAACCATGCGTGAACAATAAATAACCGGGGGGAAGGGCTAACATAGTTAGCGAAACCCGCGCAGCGAGACCCCACCCACCCAAAATTGGCTCAAGGGGAGGTACGGCCCCACTACACACTAATGTGCACAACCAATCCCTCGGTTTCAGTTTTACCGTAACTGTGTGGTACACAAAGACCCCCCCTACCCCCTTCGTTTTTCCCACAGACCACATTTATTTTTACTTGGCCAAACACCCCCCGGGTAGGAGTCCCGCACCTCCTGCCTATTGCGTACCCCCACATTTCTGTTACATTCGGCGCATTCCCCGAACTATTGGGTGCCATGATCCCTGTTGAGCCTACGATGGAACATCCGGTTCCTTTCGATCTGTCCGATGAGCTGCCCAAGACTCATGCGGATGCTGTGGCCGTTGCAGTAAACACCGTGGATTTGATCTCCCAGCTTGGCGGATCAATCGACTTTGATAACGAAGACCTGCACAAAGCCAAGTCCCTGATTACTGGGGAAGGCAAGGGCAAGACCCCCAAGCACGTCATCTCTTCCGCAGAGGCGTCGGCCGCACACAATCTGATCCGCCGCTTTGACTTCAGCGCTTTTGCTGATGCGCTGCAGGCTAGAAACTTCATCACCAACAAATTAATCACGTTGGCTGACTGCGGAGACCCCAAGCTAGAGATAAAGGCACTGGAGCTGCTCGGCAAGCACTCGGACATCGGCCTCTTTACGGAGCGCAGCGAGATCACAGTGCACCACACAACCTCCAAAGCTCTGGAGGATTCGATCAAGGAGCGGGTCAAGCGCCTGCTAAACGCCGAAGTAACGGACGTGACCAACCTGATCGACGAGTTGGACGGTGTGGAGGAGCAAAAACGTGCGCAGAAATCGGCAGAAACTGAGCAGGTCGAGGCCGATGCGCATACAAACCCAGACGAAACCGACATAAATCCGGAGAATCCGGATGAGTGAGATCACTCTCAAAGACATCGAAGCTCTGATTAATTCGGGCAAGCTGTCTGAAAGTGACATGCGCGTGCTCGAAGCGCAGCTAATTAAGCTGGAGAAGCTCAAACAACGCGAACTAATCCAGACGAAGTTCATCAAGTTCGTGGAAAAGATGTGGCCCAGCTTCATTTCGGGCGCACACCACAAGAGAATGGCCGAGGCGTTCGAGCGCGTGGCCAGCGGGCAGTGCAAGCGGCTGATCATCAACATGCCGCCCCGGCATACGAAGTCCGAATTTGCGTCCTACCTGCTACCGGCGTGGTTTCTGGGCAAATTTCCGCATAAGAAAGTCATCCAAACCTCGCACACTGCTGAATTGGCGGTGGGTTTCGGTCGAAAAGTGCGTAACTTGGTGGACTCCGAGGTCTATCACGACACTTTCCCGGATTTGTCCCTGCAGGCCGACTCCAAAGCAGCGGGGCGGTGGAACACATCCAAGGGCGGTGACTACTTTGCTATCGGTGTGGGCGGTGCGGTGACCGGTAAGGGTGCCGACCTGCTCATTATTGACGACCCGCACTCCGAACAAGAAGCAGCTATGGCGGCGACTAACCCGGAGGTGTACGATAAAGTCTACGAGTGGTACACCTCGGGTCCACGGCAGCGTCTGCAGCCGGGGGGAGCCATTGTCATCGTGATGACGAGGTGGGCGCAGCGCGATCTGACCGGACAGGTGATCAAGAGCGCAGCTCAGAGGGCGGGGGAGGAGTGGGAGGTCATTGAGTTTCCGGCCATTCTCCCCAGTGGCAACCCCCTGTGGCCTCAGTTCTGGTCGATTGAAGAACTTAAAGCGCTGCAAAACGAACTGCCCAACTCCAAGTGGCAGGCTCAGTACCAGCAAAACCCCGTGGGCAACGAGTCCGCCATCGTCAAACGCGACTGGTGGAAGTGGTGGGAAGAAGACAACCCGCCCGAGTGCGAGTTCATCTTGCAGTCTTGGGATACCGCGTTCGAGAAACACCAGCGGGCCGACTACTCCGCTGGGACGACGTGGGGGATATTTAACTGCAAAGAGGACGGCAACCGGCCCAACATCATCTTGCTCAACACGTACAAGAAACGCGTGGAGTGGGTGGAGCTAAAGCGCGACGTGCTCCAAGAGTACAAAGAGTACGATCCAGACACCATAATCATCGAGAAGAAGGCGACCGGAGCGCCGCTCATATATGAGCTGCGGTCGATGGGCATACCGGTGCAGGAGTACACCCCGAGCAAGGGGCAGGACAAAATTGCCCGTTTGAACTCGGTATCTGACATCATTGCGTCTGGGAAAGTTTGGGTTCCGCATACCCGCTGGGCGGAAGAGCTTGTCGATGAAATCGCGGCGTTTCCATCGGGCGAAAACGATGACTTGGTGGACTCGACAACATTGGCGCTAATGCGCTTCCGTCAGGGTGGGTTCCTGCGCCTACCGAGTGACGAGCCAGAAGATATTCAATGGTTCAAGAGTCCGCGCAGAGAGCGGTTCTACACAGTTTAAGGATTCACTATGGCAATGGAAAAAGGTTTGTACGCAGCTCCTATGGGGCTTTCAGATATGCTGGCTGAGCCGGAGATCGAGATTGAGATCGAGAACCCGGACGCCATGACCATTGGTGTGGACGGCATCGAGATTGATCTCGTGCCGCGTGTGGAGACCGCTGATGACTTTGATGCGAACCTTGCCGAGTACATGGACGAGAGCGACCTCCAATCGCTGGGCGAGGACCTAGTTGCTGATTTTGAGAAAGACGTTAGCGACCGCAAGGACTGGATTCAGACGTACGTGGATGGTCTGAAACTGCTGGGTCTGAAGTACGAGGACCGTACTGAGCCGTGGCAGGGCGCGTGTGGTGTGTTTCACCCGATGCTGACTGAGAGCGTTGTGCGGTTTCAGTCTGAGGGCATCACTGAGACGTTCCCGGCTGCTGGCCCCGTCAAGACGGTGATCATTGGCAAGGACACCCCGGAGAAGGAAGAGGCCGCCGCCCGCGTACGTGCGGACATGAACTACCAGCTCACCGAGGTGATGTACGAGTATCGCCCTGAGCACGAGAAGATGCTGTGGAATCTGCCTATTGCGGGCAGCGCGTTCAAGAAGGTGTACTACGACCCGAGCAAGGGTCGCCAGATGGCGGTGTTCATCCCGGCGGAAGACATCGTTGTGCCCTACGGCGCAAGCAATCTGGAGACAGCCGAGCGCGTCACGCACGTCATGCGCAAGACCGAGAACGAGATTCTCAAACTGATTGACGCTGGGTTCTACCGCGACGTGGAGCTAGGTGAGCCGACCTACCAGCTCGATGACATCGAGAAGCAGAAAGCTGAAGAGATGGGCATGAGCGCCACAGACGACTCGCGCTATCGCATGCTGGAGATGCACGTTGATCTGAACCTCAAAGGCTACGAGGACAAGAACAAGAAGAAGGAAGACACCGGCATCGCCCTGCCGTACGTGGTGACTGTCGAGAAGGGCACCCGCAAAATTTTGGCAATCCGCAGGAATTGGTATGAGGAAGATCGACTCAAGCTCAAACGACACCACTTCGTACACTATCAGTACATTCCCGGGTTTGGCTTCTATGGCTATGGTCTCATCCACCTCATCGGTGGGTATGCCAAGAGCGCGACGATGCTTATCCGCCAGCTTGTTGACGCTGGCACTCTGTCTAACCTCCCCGGCGGTCTCAAATCGCGGGGTCTTCGCATCAAGGGGGATGACACCCCCATCGCACCGGGAGAGTTCCGAGACGTAGACGTGCCCAGCGGCTCGATCCGCGACAACATCCTGCCGCTGCCCTACAAGGAGCCGAGCCAAGTTCTGATGACGCTGTTCAATCAGATCGTGCAGGAAGGCCGTGCGTTTGCTTCGTCTGGCGACATGAAAGTCAGTGACATGTCCTCGCAGGCCCCGGTGGGTACCACCTTGGCTATTCTTGAGCGTACGCTCAAGGTGATGGGCGCTGTGCAAGCCCGGATGCACTACACGATGAAGCAGGAGTTTAAGCTCCTCAAAGTCATCATCGCCGACTACACCGCCGAGGACTACAGCTACGAGCCGGAAGAAGGTAGCGCCCGGGCTAAGCGGGCTGACTACGACACGGTGGACGTGATCCCGGTGAGCGATCCGAACGCTGCGACGATGGCGCAAAAGATCGTGCAGTACCAAGCGGTGTTCCAGCTTGCACAAAGCGCTCCGCAGTACTACGACATGCCCCTGCTGCACCGCCAGATGATCGAGGTGTTGGGTGTGAAGAACGCGTCCAAGCTCGTGCCGATTGAAGACGACATGGTGCCCACCGACCCGGTGCAGGAAAACCAGAACCTGCTGACCATGAAGCCGGTCAAGGCGTTCATCGAGCAGAACCATCAGGCGCACATCCAGACGCACATGGCTGCGATGCAGAACCCCAAGATTCAGCAGCTCATGCAGATGAACCCGATGGCGCAGCAGATTTTGGCGGCGACGATGGCGCACATCAACGAGCACATCGCGCTGGAGTACCGTCGTCAGGTGGAAGAGCAAGTTGGCGTGCTGCCCAGCGAAGAGCAGAACAAGAAAGTCCCGCCCGAGATGGCCGACCAGATTGCTATTGCAGCGGCGCAGGCCACGGCTCAAATCACTCAGCGCGATACGCAGCAGGCTCAGCAGGCCGCAGCCCAGCAGCAGATGCAGGACCCGATTGTTCAGATGCAGATGCAAGAGCTGCAGCTCAAGCAGCAGGACCTTCAGCTCAAGGCGCAGAAGCAGCAGATCGAAGCGGCGGCCAAGGCCGATCAGATTCGTGTCGAAGAGGCTCGCATCGAGGCGCAGAAAGAGATTGCTGCCATGCAGGTCGCGGCAACCGCCGCTGCACAGAAGGACAAAGCACAACGTCAGCAAGAGACGGAAGGAGCACGCATGGGGATGGACGCTGCCAAACACCGCGCCCAGATGGCCATGCAAGCAGCGCAACGGGCGGCGCAGAAACAGCCTAGCAACAAACCTAAGAAAGGTGACGATTGAACGAGTACAAAGTTCTTGCGGTGGTTCAGGCGGAGATTGAAAAACTTCGCCAAGAACAAGTCGCGTTTGTGGCGGCGAGTCGTGCGGATACGTATGACGAGTACAAGAAGGTCTGTGGGGTAATCCGGGGTCTTAACCTAGCAGACAACATCATCAACGACCTCGTGCAACGAATGGAAAAACATGACGACTGAGTTTGATCTGCAGGCTATTGACCTGTCTGGGCTGTTGAACAAGCCCGCTGAAGAGAAAGCCAAACAGCTTCCTGAACCCCGTACTTTTCACCTTCTGTGCGTCGTTCCGGAAGCGATGGAAGAGTACGCCGATAGTGATGTAGGCTTGATCAAGGACGCCAAGACGATGCACTACGAGGAGGTTCTGACCCCCGTGTTGTTTGTGGTCAAGGTTGGTCCCGACGCGTACAAAGATGCCGCCCGGTTCCCCAGCGGTCCGTCGTGCAAGCAAGGTGATTTCATCATCGTGCGACCCAATTCAGGCACCCGCTTGAAGATTCATGGCCGAGAGTTCCGCATCATCAACGATGATTCGGTCGAAGCTGTTGTTGAAGACCCGCGCGGTATTACTCGCGCTGCTTAAGGAGTACGTAAATGGCAACTGCCAAGTTTGGCGAGGATTTTGAGTTCCCCGACGAGAAAGAAGAGCGGCTTAAAAAAGAAGCGGCTTCTGATGAGGGCGGGGAAAATATTGAAGTGGAAGTCGAAGACGACACGCCACTTGCGGATCGTGGGCGCAAACCCATGAAAGAGCCGGTGGAAGACCCCACCGAAGAAGAACTTGCATCGTATGACGATAAAGTTCAACAACGTATTAAAAAGTTTACCCGTGGTTATCACGACGAACGCCGTGCTAAAGAAGAAGCACTACGCGAACGTGAAGCCGCTGAGACTTTTGCCCGCAAAATGTACGAGGAGAACAAGAAGCTCCAAGAGCAGCTCTCTTCGGGCAGCAAGCAGTTTATTGAGACTTCAAAGAACGCGGCTGACATTGAGCTTCTTGCCGCCAAGAAGAAGTTTAAAGAGGCGTACGAATCCGGCGATGCCGACTTGCTTACCGAAGCACAATCGGAGATTGCCGAGGCTACGCTCAAGGTAAACCGCGCCAAAGAGCTAAAGCCGATTGAGGTAGAAGAGCAGGAATTTAAAGCCGCTCCCGCCGAAAAAGCCGCTCCTGTTTTGTCGCGCCGCACCCAGAAATGGTTGGATGCCAACCAAGATTGGTGGGGAAAAGACGAAGAAATGACTGCTGCTGCGATGGGACTTGACAAAAAGTTGCAACGCGAGTACGGTCCTGACTACATCGGTGGTGAAGAGTATTTCAAAACCATTGATCGCACTATGCGAAAGCGTTTTCCCGAGTTCTTTTCGGAGGACCGGAGCAATGAGGAAGATGATGACCTGCCTCGCAAGAAAAGGTCAGAACCGGCTGACGAGGACGAACCTCCACGCCGTGCAACAAAATCCGCTGCGGTTGTGGCTCCGGCCACTCGTAGCACCCCGCCTAGCCGTATTCGGTTGAAGGCGTCCGAAGCGAACACTGCGCGTCGTCTTGGGGTGCCTTTGGAAGAATACGCACGACAGGTTGCTTTACTTAATCGAGGTGAATGATGGAACAGCAAATTCAAGGTAAACAAAACCGTCTGACTCGTGAATTGGACACGCGTGAGAAGACGCAAATGCGTCCTCAAGCATGGCGTCCGCCCGAGACGCTGCCCATGCCGGATGAACGTCCGGGTTGGAGGCATCGGTACGTCCGAATCAGTACGATGGGTACCGCTGATCCCAGCAACATCTCCTCTAAGTTGCGCGAAGGATACGAACCCGTGAAAGCGGAGGATTATCCCGAGCTAATGATGCACGCAACCACTGAGGGTCGCTTTAAAGGCGGCATCGAAGTGGGTGGACTGTTGCTCTGCCGGATTCCGGTCGAGTTTCTGGAGCAGCGTATGAAATACTACGACAACCAGAACCAAGCTCAGATGGACTCGGTGGACAACAATTTTCTTCGTGAAAATGATCCTCGGATGCCTCTTTTCTCTGAGAAGAAGTCCAAGGTCACTTTCGGTTCTGGTTCTTAAATTTAGGAGTCTTTAATGGCTTATCCCACCATTGACAAGCCGTATGGCTTGAAGCCGATCAATTTGATCGGTGGTCAGGTGTTCGCCGGACAAACTCGCGAATATCAGATTAACCCCGCCGGGTTTGCTGGTAACATCTTTTATGGAGATGTCGTGAAACTTGTTTCGACGGGCTACGTTGAAAAAGATACTGGGCAAGCGACCGCTACCCCTGTTGGCATTTTCATGGGTTGTTCCTATGTCAACGCTCAGGGTCAGACGATCTTCGCCCAGTTTTACCCCACTGGCTACGCTGCCCCCACTGGCACCTACATCACCGCTTACGTGTCTGATGATCCGGACCAGTTGTTCAAGGCAGTTTTGGTCGCCGGCAATACCGAAAACGGTAACGGCCTGACCCCGGCTTATCTGGGCATCACCCTCATCGGTACGAACGCTGAACTGGTGCAAAACACCGGCTCGACCTTCACCGGTAACTCGGCAATTGGCGTGTACACCGATGGCAACACCGGCACCGCTTCGCTGCCTGTGCGCATCATTGACGTTGTTCCTGACACTGCAAACGCGTCTGGCAACTTCGTCGAGGTGATCTGCAAGTTCAATGCCCCGTACATCGTGTCGACCTCCACCTCCAGTGGCGGCATCACCACGACCACGACCAGCGTTGTGACCGGCGGTCATCAGTACCTCAACCCCGTTGGCGTCTAATCGAAGGAGTAATTAACCATGGCTATTTCACGCGCACAACTGCTGAAAGAGCTGCTCCCCGGTCTGAACGCCTTGTTCGGTATGGAGTACGCTCGCTACGGCGAAGAGCACAAAGAGATCTACGAAACCGAGACCTCTGAGCGCTCCTTTGAAGAAGAAACCAAGCTGTCTGGCTTCTCCGCCGCTCCGGTGAAGAACGAAGGCTCTGCGATTGCTTATGACAACGCGCAGGAAGCTTGGACCACCCGCTATAACCACGAAACCATCGCTCTGGGTTTCTCGATCACTGAAGAAGCGGTCGAAGACAACCTGTACGACAGCCTGTCTGCTCGTTACACCAAGGCGCTGGCCCGTGCTATGGCCTACACCAAGCAGGTTAAAGCTGCTGCGGTTTTGAACAATGGCTTCTCGTCTAGCTACCCCGGTGGTGATGGCGTGGCTCTGTTTGCAACCAATCACCCGCTGGTCTCTGGTGGCACCAACAGCAACACCCCGCCTACCCAAGTCGACCTGAACGAGACTTCTCTGGAAGCCGCCGTTATTCAGATCGCCGCTTGGACGGACGAACGTGGCCTGCTGATCGCTGCCAAGCCCAAGAAGATGGTTGTTCCCCCGAGCCTGATGTTCGTTGCCAAGCGTCTGCTGGACACCGAACTGCGTGTGGCTACTGCTGATAACGACATCAACGCTATCAAGCAGATGGGCGCTATCCCCGAGGGTTACACCGTTAACCACTTCTTGACCGACCCGAACGCATGGTTCCTGACCACCGACGTTCCCAACGGCATGAAGCATTTCGTTCGCACCCCGCTGCAAAACAGCATGGACGGTGACTTTGATACCGGCAACGTCCGTTACAAGGCCCGCGAGCGTTACAGCTTCGGCTGGTCTGATCCCCTCGGCATGTGGGGTTCTTCCGGTTCGACCTGATCTTCAGGAAGACCATGAAAAAGGGGCCTTGTGCCCCTTTTTCTTTTGCTGTATATTGGCCCTATTCCGGGGTCCCCGGCGTTCTGACAGTCCCGGCTGACGACATGCAGACAGAACGCCCAAACGAATACTCGCATGTGAGGAATTACCATGGCTAATACCAGCTTCAACGGTCCGGTTCGGTCGCAGAACGGCTTCCAAACCATTTCCATCGACGCAACCACCGGCGTTGTTACCACCGCGCCTGTTTCTCTGGGCGTTTCCGGTATTGTTGCTACTCCTGTTGCGCTGGCTGACGGCAACGCAACTTTGACCGCCGCAGCCAACGCTGGTGGCATGGTCAACATCGTCCCTAACGGTACGCAGGACAACACCTACACGCTGCCTGCGCCTGTTGCTGGCACTTCGTTTGTGTTTGTGTATGGCGGCGGCGCAGCAGATGCCACCGACTTCATCATCAACACCGGTTCAAACACCAACTTCTTTATTGGTGGTGTGGCGTTCCATGACACCGATGATGGCGCAGCCTCTGTCGTGTTCTCTGACGGCAACTCCAACTCTAAGCTGCAAGTGAATGTGCCTGCTTCCGCGCAAATTACTGTGATTGCCAAAGACGCCACGAACTGGCAAGTGTTTGGCACGGTGGTTGGCGCAACTGCCCCTACGTTCGCTGACCAGTAATAGGAGGCCGACATGGCCATGCAATACGACGTTAAAGCCGCGCACATAAATGTAAGCGGCACGATGGTTGGCTATCGGACGCGAGTCAAGGGGCTGGTCATCACGGCGACTGCTAGTGCGGGGTATATGTACTTGTGGGACTCCACCACTGCCCCCGTGTCTGCAACTTACGGACGCAGCTCCGCCGGACTGATCACTGTGACGCAGGTCGCTCACGGCTTGCAGACCGGGCAGACTGTTGGCTTGGTGTTTGGCGCCGGTACTGGCGGGCAAGGCACGACCGGCAACTATGTTGTTACGAGGTTGACTGCTGACACCTATACCGTGCAAGACCTGAACGCTGGTGCAATCACTGCTGGCGCTGCGGCACTGCAGGGTACTAGCTGGATGATTTCAGTTGACATCGGTGCCAGCGAATCTGCCGCAACGCCTATCCCGGGTGAAGGCATATTGGCGCAAAACGGCGTCTATGCCTCCATCTCCAACTTGTCGGGCGTGACGATCTTTCATGGCTAAGACCGCAGCGTGGACCCGCAAAGAAGGCAAGAACCCCAAAGGTGGTCTGAACGCCAAGGGTCGCGCCTCTGCGAAGGCCCAAGGGATGAACCTAAAACCTCCGCAACCAGAGGGCGGGTCA